GTGTTCTGTCGTATCCGAAATGACAAATGGTAAATATAATTTACTAAAATGGGATAAACAAGAAAGAAGATACTATCCTATTTCAATTAATCTTTACGAGAAAGGAGAAGTCAATGACGATTGATTATAGAAGTGATAAACAAGATGCTATCAAAGCGGTAACTGATCCACAACAATTAGCATCTAAAGTACAAGAACTAAAAGATCTTGAAGATGAAATCGCAAACGCAGAAGCGGGCGTCAAGAAACTAAAAGAAAAAGCTAATGCGATTTCACAATTTGAAATACCATCAATGATGGAAGAAATGAATTTAAAGAAATTAAAGCTGACAGATGGAGAGGTTGTGGAAATCTCTAATTTTTATTCTGCCAAAATTACAGATGAGGCAGCAGCTTTTAACTGGCTTCGAGAAAACGGCCGAGGTGATATCATTAAAAATGAGATCACTGTTACCTTTGGTCGTGGCGAAGACAACAAGGCGAGCAACTATGCAAACCTTGCTAAGGGACAGGGCTACGAACCAATCCAGAAAGTGGGCGTACACCCTCAAACCCTTAAAGGTGTGGTCAGAGAGTGTCATGAGACTGGACTCGAGATGCCTTCTGACTGCTTTAAAACTTACGTGGGTAACCGTACAAATATAAAAAGGAGCTAACTATGGAAGTAGCAACAAAAAAAGAGGCACAAACTCCGTCTTCTATTTTATTTAGAGACGATGCCAACAAAGGTTTTGAAAACGTAAGACAAGAATCTCTTGCTTTACCAATCTTAAAACTTTTGCAAAACGGATCTGGTGAGGCACAGAAGCGTAATCAAAATTATGTGGAAGGCGCAGAGCCAGGTATGTTTTTAAATACAGTAACTAAAAAACTGTACGATGGTGACAAAGGAATTAATGTGATTCCTTGTTATCACAAAACAGAATACCAAGAGTGGGCTGAATTTGGAACTGGTTCAGGTAGACCAGAAAACATTTATCCAGCAGACTCTGACATTCTGACAAAAACTACAAAAGATGGTGCTAGAGATAGATTACCAAATGGTAATTATATTTTAAATGTTCACCAAAATTTTGTATTGATTGTTGCGGAGAACGGTCATGCTGAAAGTGCACTTATTTCAATGAGTGCATCTCAAAGTAAAGTTGCAAAGAAATGGTTGTCTTTGCAGATGTCACAGACAATGTCTGATGATAAGGGGATCTTTACTCCAGCATCATTTGCGTATGCATATAAACTAACCTCTGTACTGAACAGTGGTAAAGGTAATCAGTGGTATGGTTACAGCATATCTTTAGCAGGTGAAGTAACAAATTCTGATCTTTATGTGAGGGCCAAAGACTTTCACAATACATTAGAAGCTAACAATAAATAGCCACAATTGGGCGCTAGGAAACTAGCGCCCCACATAAAGGGATGTATGTTGAAAGAAATTTTTAAAGGATTAGAAAGTGCGTATGGTCAAACTAAAATTACCAACGAAATTCGATCCGATGGTAAAGCTGAAGTCAAGTCTTTTACAATTAAGAAACCAGTTACAGATCAACTTTGGCAAGAACACATTAAGGGGCGGGAACCTGCATTGGGCATTATTCCAATTAATGAGGATAATGAATGTAAATGGGGTTGCATTGATATTGATACTTATCCTTTTGATCATCTAGCTTTAATTAAAAAAATAAGAGAACAAAAATTACCTTTGATTGTTTTTAGATCAAAGTCAGGTGGAGCACACGTCTTTTGTTTTACAAAAGAATTTGTTCCTGCCATTTTAATGAGAAATAGATTAATACAAATGGCATCTATCATAGGTCATTCGAAGGCAGAAGTTTTTCCAAAACAAAACACGATCAAAGCAGAACGAGGAGATGTTGGTAGTTTTTTAAACATGCCATATCATGGTGGAGATAAATCAATTAGGTTTGCTTTTGATGACAGTGGACAAGCGTTGTCTATGGATAAATTTTTTAAATATTACGAACAGCATGTAATATCAAAAGTAGGATTACAAAGTTTACAACTAACACAAAACACAAAGGAAACTTCAGACTTTCCAGATGGACCACCGTGTCTACAGACAATTGCAAAACAAGGTGCAGTATCGGAAGGTGGTCGTAATAATTATTTATATAATATTGGTGTATATTTAAAAAAGGTTGATCCAACAGGTTGGGTAGATTTAATAGACAAATACAACACAGAAAAATTTGTAAGTCCACCGATAAAACGAGATGAAGTTACTAAAACAATTAACTCTCTAAATAAAAAAGATTATGATTACAAATGTAAAGACGATCCAATTTGTAATTTTTGTAATGATAAACTTTGTTTCACTAGAAAATTTGGTAAATTAGGATCACCTGATATTGATATTACAGGAATCAGAATGTTAGATTCGGATCCTCCAATTTATTTTGTAACTGCAGATGGTGAAACTATGGAGTGCGATCCAGACACGTTACATGATCCAGATAAATTTTCTAAACATGCAATGATACATATTCGTAAAACTTTATTGTCAACAAACAAAATGATGTGGAAGAAAAGAATAAATAAATTATTAGCAGAAATGGACGATCCTATTCCAGCACCAGATGATATGCGTATCGATGTAATTTTACAAACTGCACTCACAGACTTTGTAAGTAAAAATGGAAAACAATTAGAAGATGTGTTGAAACGAAAAGCATTTACAGAGAATGGCCATAGTTGGTTTAAATTTAAAGACTTCTGGAGATACTTAATGGCTACTAAACAATGGCAAGATAAAACATACAATCAACACAAGACTTTACGTTTAATACAAACACTCTTTCAAGCAGAGTCTGTAGTTAAAAAAGTTGGAGAAGAAAGTGTAAAAGTGTGGGAAGTCAAAGGACTTGAACTTAAAAAACCAATTATAAGAAAAAACAAAACAAAGAAAGCTGAATTTGAAAAATGACCAGGACTATTATTCCTGGACCTCCTGGCACAGGTAAAACACATACCTTAATTAATAAATATCTACATCATGAATTATTTAATCTTAAAACAAATTCTAAAAAAATTGCATACATTACATTTAGTAATGCAGCGACCA